TTGAATATGAACCAATCCCTTCCAATAGTTTGGTAAGAATATTTCCTTTCCTCTTCTTAATCTACCTCTAAAGTAAACTCCAACTTCTGGTCCCTCAATACATGCATAACGAAGTCTATTGCCTTCCCCTTTAGTAGGGTGTTGCATATCAAATGGTTTTGGTGAAGCATCTGCAGCAGCAAATCTAGCAGCAAGTCTTCCTTTATTACCACCATCTATATCACCAGTAACATATAAGTCTCCTTCAATATAACAACTATTAACAGTTCCACCTCCTGTCACATATAAGGCATTATCAGTAGCAGGAGTACCTAATATTTGTGAATTTCCTACCTGAGTTACAGTCCAAGGAAAAAGAAGTGGATTTCCTACTTGAGTTGTATTTCCAGTTATATTAAGAGCCCAAGGAGTTCCAGCATCACCCTCCAACCTTGTATTACCCTTTACATGAACTGAACGACTGGCAGGAGTACAATCTTCATCTTCATTCTTAGTCCTTGCTACCATTAATGTAGCAACATTTTCTTCAAAACCTCCTACTTCTTGATTAGGAGCACCAAGAACAACTGGACCTTCCATATGAGCAGATCCATTAATTTTTACATCTCCTTCTTTAATCGCAGGAACATATCCTGTTCCTACTCTTAACTGTCCTCCAACAGTTACATCGTCAAATGTATAAGACATTTTTAACCTCCTGAGTCTCCAGATGCTGAACTTTGAACTACATTATTTTTATTTACCACTGGTTGTCCATTAGTTTTAGAATTTTTTACAGCACAAGCATCAGTGACACCTTTAATTAACGACCCATATATTGTCAAACAGGTATTAGCAGCTATATCCATAATACCTGTACTGGTAATTTTTGTCAATACCTTAGAGTCAAAAATTATCTTCTTGGTTTCATGTATAGTGAAAGTTTCTGTAGCAGTACATTTAATATGTCCTTTAGAACCACCTTCACCCACAGCAATCAACTCTATGTCAGTTCCTTGCAATCTAATCTTACCATTTGTAGCAGTTATACAAATGTTTCCATTAATAGCATTAATAGCAATAGTGTCTTGAGGTTCAGTATTATCCTCTCCTGCTAGAACTTGAAAATTACCAGGACTTATTGAGGATGTCCATCCCTTTCTCTGGCCATCAACATCTAAAAATAAACTATGACGACCATCAGGAGTATCAAGCATTACACCTGCAGTAACATCAGCCTTTTTATGAATATGACCAAACTTAATTGATCCTTTATCAGTGCCATATTTTACAGCACTATAATTTTGTTTTGAGGTAATAGTAGGATTAGATTCCTTTCCTATTTGCTCTCTACCTGGAAGTCTAGAAAGACCTTGATTACGTGCTGAGCCTGACATAATTATTAAATGAGATTGTTGGGAGTACCAGGAATGTTAAGTCTTGGATCATTGCTATTAATATCAGTACCCTGTCTCTGAATTGCAGATGGAGGTGTAGTAACTGTAGCATCGATACTTTCCTGTAGTGTATCATAAATCTGAACCAATTTGCCAGGAGTTTCATAATATCCAGCATAACGAATACCATCTTTATAGAAGACAGCACCATAGTAAGGTTTACCCTCATAAAATCCTGTGCGTTTCAATCCTACTAAATCAGTTACTTGAATTAATTGTTCAGGTCTAGGAATACCAATAGGATCTCTAACTATTTTAAATTTAGGTACAAATTGAGCACCAATTCCTGTAGGTACTTTAGGATAAACCGATCTAACATTAATTTCAGGCCATTCAGTAAATCCACTAAGTTTTTTCACAACGGTACTAGCCGTTTTCTCTTCAGGTAGAGGGGGACGTTCTCCAGGTGGGGGAGGTGGTGGATCTGTTATAATGCGTTCTGGAGGTAAAATGGGTGGTGGGGGATATATTACTCGTTCTATTTGACCAAAAGGACCAAACTCAGGTTCAAAACATTCTTCTTCACCAGTAACAGTATTCTTAATACATACAATATCTCCTGGCCCATAATTTATTCCACCAGTACCAGTTGGAATAATTTGATCTAATTCTAAATTGACAGGATATGAAGGTGGTGGATCTCCAGTATCAGTAGGTGGTGTCCATCCATTACCAGGATCATATATAACCACATCAGTAACAATACCAACTCCAGATATTTGCTTTGGACATGGAGGTGGTATAAGAGAAGCAGATATTCCCATAGGATTATCAGTCCAAGGTTTAGCAACTGCTGTTCCTACTTTAGTCTTCTTAGTGATTTTAATTGCAACAACTGCAGGGTTTTGACTAAACGGTGCTTGGAAATCTAAATTAGTTAAAATTACCTCTATTTTATGTTTTCCTCTTGTAGCTTGGAACATATGAACCTGCATACCATCTTGAACATAATGACCAGCTTTGCATATCTCATGTCCATCAAGTTTAACAATTACTGAATCATCTGCTGCTGCTTGTATATCATAAGTTCCTCTCTCAGGAAAATCAACATTATCCCAAGTAAAAGTCCATGTCTTACCATTAAAATTAGCTATATATTCTTCATCAGTTTTCCAAGTAGGAGTAATAAAAGGACCTAGAGGACCACTCGTGTAAGTGCTTATTGGAGGACCAGAATAAGAAACTCCATCTTTTACTGATCCACTACTCAATCCTCCACCTAATATAGTCTCAACTGTATCTTTAGAAGGGACCGTAAACTTACAGAACCTTCCTTGCATATCATAAAACTTTCCATCAGAGACAGAACATATAATATCATCAAAAGAGCTGTCAGTATAATCTTCCATCTGAACCACTTGTTCTCCTTTGTTTCTTAATTTGATATTTGAATTATTATTTTGATTTTCAGATGCATTTGGTGGATATATGTAAACATCTTTTGTTACAGTACCACTATAACCCGATCTAGTCCAAGTTTTATCACCAACAGAAAATGAATCAATAGCAACATTAGGTGGATGATCCTTCCAACTCATTGTTATAGTTGTTCTAACTCTTTCTGCTGAAACACCTGCTGTAACTTTAAATCCCTTACCATCATTAGTAAATTTAACCGTACCACCAACTGTTTTAACAATTGCAATTGTAGCATTAGTATCACTACCATGATCATCTTTCAATTTAACAGTTGTTCCATTATTAGTTACATTTATAGGATTATTACGAGGATGTAAACCCTTATATACAACAGGAACATTACTACTTTTAGCTTTTTGACTATTACTTGTAAATTCAACATCATAAACTTTACCAACCTCTACATTTACAGTCTTAGTATCAGTAAAATCCATAGATTCTCCATACGCCTTTCCAATAGAATATAACCCCTTTATATCAATATTTGCACCATATAAAGATGCTGAAGAAGATTTAATAATAACATCTACATTTGTAGCTCCCTTAGTAACTTTTTTAGTTGAAGTTTGTTTTTCAGACCAATCTGCGGTACTAAAAATCTTTTTATCAATCCAAGACCAATTCTGTTTCTTATCATTACTTACTTCAACTCTTATTTGATGTTGACCTGCTTCTAAGAATTTTTTACCCATAACAGGAGATGGTGAATCATATAAACTAATTCTTGGTTTTGTATTTGGTCCAATAACTTCTTGATTATCAATAAAAATTTTACCATTATAATCCACACTAGCCTTCACTCCATAAAATCCCTTATAAGGAACATCAACTGTCCAAGTGTTTGAATATGAAACTCCAGCACCATCACTATTATCAGTTCCTAAAGGAGGAATAGGAGAAATAGCATAACGATTCATAAATTTAGCCCATCTAGAGTTTCTAACTGGATACCAAGAATGGTCAATATTCTTAACATCTCTAGTAGTCCACATAGGATTATTAGGACATCTACCTTCTTGCAATTGAGGTGGTTCTCTAAAATAATTTTTATCAGGAAAAGGAGCATCAATTATCATAGCGATACCTAGTGGATTTTGATTCCAAGACTTAGCAGAAATAACTTCTACATGATTAACAACAAAAGCAGTCTTAACATCCACAGCAAGAGCCATAGGATTTCCCTTTGCCAATGGCTTACCTGGAATCTGTTCTAATTCGGCTTTTAAACTATAAGTGCCATGTCTAAAATACATAACCTCAAATGATTTTCCTGTTGCAGTAGAACCATCTCCCCTAATTTTAAATCCATCTTTTCTTATAACAATATCTTCCCTTCCAGGATGACTAAATGTAAGAACTACATTATCATCAACCATTATTTCAACAGAGTAATTTCCATCTTCGGGAAATTGAAGATTACTCCAATTAATTTCATGAGTTCCTGCATAATCCTCATTAGAAGCATTTGGATAATCAGGATATCCCAATACATTTTCACTAACCTTCTCAATCATATTAATTGGAGTAACCCCAGTAATCTTTAAATTACCATTCTCATCATATCCACCAGTAATATCATCATCATAACCAATAGTTGTTTTATCAACAGTTATTATTGAACCAGCACCACTGCTAGCTCCAATAGTTTTGACAAGATATTTTTGACCTGCAGTAAATTCACCACTACCTTTTTCGTTAGCATATCTTCTATTAGGATCTCTTCTTAAGATAATATCACCATCATCTGCTTTTATTTTAATCTCAGTTAATGCTAAAGAAGATATTCCTGGTCTATCATTTACATTCAACTCAAAGAAAACTTTCACTTTTCCAGTTCCAGTTACTTTCATATAATTTTTACCATCCTCCTTCAAAAACTTAACACTAGCTTTTGATTCTTTAACAAGATCGTAAGTAACTTTTTTTTCTACTTTACTAACAGGAGTAGGATCGAATGGAAGAACACCAAATTTATTTAAAAAACTAGCATCTTTACCTGCACCAGGATTTATCTTCCACAATTGTCTATTTGCTTTTTGAATCCAATCAACAGTATTAAAAACAGTAGTAACACCATCAGTTCTTGTAGAAGGTGGAGGATCAGATGGACGATCAAGTATGTATTTACAAGTGCTACCATTTATACCATAAAATCTTCCTTGAGAAACAGAGCATACAAGATCATCCCAAGACTCATCAGTCCAGTCTTCCATCATTAAAACTTTCTCACCCTTTGTCTTCAACTGCATACGAGAGTTACTACTTCCACCTTTAGTTGGTAAATTTATCGTATGTGTCTCACTACCGTCCATAGACATCGTACGACCTGGTGGTTTAGGTGCAGGTATAGAAGTCCATCCTTTATCACCCATTCTCTCTTCATCTTCCCATGTAGTAGGCAACCACTTCCCATACCAATCTTTAACTTCCCATATTTTCTTCTCAAAATCATATCTATCTGCAGTGTTTGCAAGAGCCCAACTTTTCCGTGGTGTTATTCCTGGTGTTATTATATCATTTTCATTAAATCCAGATACTCCTTGATCACCACGAGTAACATATGTGTAACGACTTACTGTTGTTCCTGGTGAAAATGTCCAAGTTGTAGATCCTATCTTAACTGTATTAACAACTGAAGATTTAGCTTCTGTATTATTCCAAGATAAAGTTAGAGTTACATTTCCTTCTCCTTTAATGTAGAGTTTAACATCTTCATTACTAAATGTATTATCATTATTTCTACTCTCTCCTTCACCAATAAAAGTAGCCTTACCACTAGTAATAGCAAATGTTGTGGTAATATCTTCTCCACTTGAATTTGTACCACCTCGCACTAATATCTGTGTCTTATTAATAATCGTTAGTTCTCCATCTGGATTAAGTCCAGTAATTTGAAGTGGTTTCTTAATTATTGTTGTGGGAATAGTTATTTGACCACCACTCCTAACTTTTACAGGATAAACTCTTCCATACTCAACTTTTCTTTCAAAATTTTCTTTTATATCCTTACCCTCACCATATTCTTTTGCTGCATCAATATCCAGATCTGGAATCTCAATTCCATTTGCAAAAAGACTAGCAGTAGCAACATTAAATTTTACTTTACTATCTTTGGCAGATACTTCTCTTACATTTTCAACAACCTTCTTCATCTCCTTATGGACAAAATTCTCAATATCTACTCTAATTTTATGAGTTCCTGCAGGTATAAATTTTTTAATTACTGTAGGTTTAGATAAAGTATGACCTTCTGTAATAGCAGATCCAAGTTCAATTTTTGGACCTATTACTTTACTATCAAGAGAAAGAACTGCTTCATTATCAGCCTGAACTCTAAAAACATAATCACCATCCCAAGGAAAATCCTCTTCCCACTCAAATGTATATGGTTTAGCTGCCATATCACTTCCTTTCACATTAGATGATGGAATAGGTGATATTGCAAATTTATTCATAAAATTATTTTTATCATACTCAAAACACTGTCCACCTACTGCAGTCTTTGGAGGATATACAGGTTTTCCTTCTATCTCAACCTTTCTCCACTCAGGTTGCTGCATCATTCCTTCTTTAATCTTAGAAAGACTCCAACCCTGCTCTTGTAATTTTTTCCAATAGTTGAAACCTTCTGGTTCAGCTTCTCTTCCAAATAATTCTAGATAAAGATTTCTAATAGGATCATTTTTAACTGGATTTGAACCCCATGCCCAATGAAATACATCATACTTTGTTCTGGTGGTTGCTTCAGGAGAAACTACTCTAAGGGGTGGATGCTGTCTAGTTGTCCACCATTCACTAATTCTTTTATTTTGCGTATCCCATTTAGTTCCACCACCAGTTTTTATAGATGCTAAAAGTCTTTGATAATTATCAATTCTTTTAGCCATTGGATCTCTTGATGATCCAATATACATTCCTGGATCCCAATCACCAATTACTTTTCCATTAGGACCATATAACTTTCCAAAACCCACACCTTCTAATGGAGGGATACATTCATCTAAAACATATTCTTCAAAATCATTTTCAGAATCATATTCCTCTATAAGGTAATCAGTTCCACCCACTCCAGTCTTAACAAGTGCCAAAGCAACAACACCTGATCCAACTCCACGATCATCTCTAATATCAACAATGGGAGCATACTGATATCCAAATCCACCATGAAGAACGTCCACAGCCATTAATGAACCATCAGCACCCACTACAGGATTAGCTTGAACTCCTACACCACCTCCACCATAAAAATGGACTCGTGTACTATCACGTTCCATTGCTTTACCAGTAAGATCATAAATGAAAGAATCATCAAATTGAGTGCTACCACCTACAGCAGGAGCAGGAAGTCCTAACGAATCATCAATACTCCTTCCAGTATTACCCTCTCCATTTAACCCAACAATACCTCCACAACTACCATCTGCTCCAGCATTAATTTTGGGGAGCATATCCTCTGGTTGCAATTTATTAACTTCATTTATGTTTAAATATTGAACCTTTTCCCTATTTCTAAAAATAAATTGAGTTCCTGGATTTAATTTGGCGTACTGATTCGCATCATACAATCCAACATTATCTACAAATCCTCTATCGGTTGATATATAACCGACTCGAATATCACATTTAGTTGCTGGTCCAAAAAGCTCAAACGTCATATCTTAGATCTCTATAACAGTTATTTATCAATCAATTTCAAGAACATTTCTAAGTTCATCTCTTTCCTCATCTGATATTTCTACCGACTCAACAACACCACCATCATTTACAAGATCAACGTCTGGTGTTGCTTTAGAAGGTTCACCAAATGGAAGTTGTGGTACTCTTGGAGCTATAGAATTAATATAATCATCACCAACTAATCCATTGTATCCATCTTTTATCCTAGAAAGATGCTTATTAGCAGAAACCTCAACTGCCTTTGCACTAGGTAATGCAGTTTGTGCTTGTGCTCCACCACCATCACAAAAAGTATAAAAATCAGAAACAGCTTTATTCGGTTTCTGTTCAAAAGGAAAAGCATTCATTTTAATATTTTCAAAATTAAGTGCAGAAGTCAAACTTCCTTTAATATTTCCCAACTTACTAAACAAAGACGACATCCCTCCCCCTATATCTGCTGTATCACCAAAAGAATCCCTTAAAAACCTATCAATACCACCAATTAAACCATTATTAGTCTGTTCGATTAAATCTTTATTAACGGCTAAAACAGTTGATATTATATCTTCAGAAGTACACATTGGAACTTTAGGTAAAGCTTTTGGTCTATCCTCATCATCATCTTGCCCACCTGCTGCTCTTGCTGCAAATTGTTGCTTTAAATCATCTACATTCAATACCTTTCTAATAATTCCATCTATCAATCCAGCATTACTATTTGTCATTTTATTATATGTCGATAAAAGATTTTGACTTAATCCATCTTTAACATCAAGAAAATCCATTCTTTTATAAGCAGGTAAAGCAGAAACTGCCTTAGTCATCTCCTTATTCATTGCTTTTTCAGTATATTCCATCATCTTATCCATAACAATTTTCATATACTTTGATTGTCTCTTAGAAGACTCACTAATCATCTTTTCTAAATTTGTAGTTCCTTCTGTTATTGATACCGCATCTGTATAACTTTGTAATGCATTCATCGCTTTATCAATATCCTGAACCAAATTATCCATGTCGGTCTGCATTGCTTTATTAGAAGACTCAACAATATTATCTGGTTTTAATACAACTCTTTTTACATTACAAACATCATCTCTTTTAAGATCAGCCGCAGTCTGTATCATTGTGGCTTCACCTTCAATGGTGGCGCCAGGTTTAACAGGAGATCTTGGAGAGTCTGCCTCTTTAACTCTAGATTTTATTCCAGCTTGAACTCTTTTTCTAACTAATTCTTGGGATTCTTCTGTTCCTAATTGTTTCTTTTCTGCTTCTGCTTTTGCACTAATAATATCTGCCATTTGTGCAGGAGTTATATCCAAATTAGCAGGTAATCCAAATCTATTTAAACCAACTCCAGGTGCAGGCTTAGCTCTTTCTTGCTCTGTTATTTTATCTGTTGGTTTCTCTACTTTTTTATCAGTATCTGGTGGAATGGGTTTAGTTTGTCCAGAATAATCTATATTACCTTGTGAATACCCACTAACACAAACAGTTTTACCTGAAGTAGTATTCGTAACCTCATCATCACCAATAGTAGTTCTTGCCTTAGTTTGGGTATTATTTCCCAGTACTCCCATAATAACAGGTTGTTGTTGAGATTTACCGTCTAAGAAAAATCCAAAAACAATGTTACCTTGTCTGATCATTGGAGTTTGACCAGAGTTCTGTAAATATGCTCCCGCTGTTATGGGGTACATTACATTTGCCCAAGGAAGATTTTCAGACTTAATGGCAGTCTCACCCAAATCATGAAGACCAAAAATCCTTACTTTATATCTGTATCCCCATCCCTTAATAGTTTCTGGAGAAGGAAATTTACCAGGTATAATATTATCGCGCCAATAAGAGTCATCGGCGACTTGTCCAATCCACCAATAAAAATCTTGGCCTATAAATCCCTGATTAAATCCTTCTGCCATATTTTAATCGTCGTATACTCTACATTCAAATGAATCTGGATGATTATCACAATACACTTCTAAGTGCTGATCCTCATGACGTGTATGCCAATCATTTATTTTAGCACCACCAGGATTCTCTTCATTCTCTTCATGAGCATGAAAAGCATCATTGTGAAGTTTTAGATCTTCTTCACTATACTCTAACATACCATGATTGACATGCTCTTTATGATCTTTTGGATCAATATAAGACTCATGGTTTAAATCGTGTTCTGGAACTTTAGTAGTCATAAGATTACTCCCTTACGTTTGTATTTATTATACACTATTTGATAAAGGGTAAGAAGTTAGGATCCATAACTTTATCAGCATTTGAGGATGATTCATTTTTAGTAGGAGTTCCCACTCTACCAAAGGAATCTCTAGTTAATACTAACTTAGTATAAGTTTCTTTAGAAGTAACATGATGGCACAAATCTGTTATGAGATATAATCCACCATCTTCTTTATTTACTTCATCAGAACAAGCTTTATTTTCACTGGTTCCAGATTCAGGAATATCCATAAAAACTGTATCACCTGCATGTAATGAAAAATCACCAGGTATAACAATAGTTATTTGGGAAGCAAAAACTTGATTATAGCGTCTTATTGATTGATTAAAAATCTTACTATAATCAAAATTTATTTTCTTTGAATCTGTAAGTTGTCCCTCAATAGGACCATAATTAAGTTGTCCTGTCGATATTAAATTCCAAGTAGTTCTAGTAAAAGCAGTATCGGCTTCATCAGAATTAAATTCCTTAGCTGGAAATGGTAATCTTTCTCCTGCTGTTTTTATCTCTTCATTGTTTACCTTCTCTTGTCCTTCCGAACCTAAAGCATCTTCAGAAGTACACTCCCAAGTACCCTTAAAAGGATCTAACAAGAAACTACGAGTAGAGTATGCACCCATCCGTTTTTTCTTTTGAACATCAATGCGATTATCCATTTCTAAAGATAATGCTTTAATCTTATATCCAACAGGAGGATTAGGATCAGCACTTTCATTGTAAATGATAGATGTTTTTTGTTTACCAGTCAATAAAGTATCAATAGATTTAAAATGAAATCCATTTGCAGTTTCCCAAAAGAAATAACCTGCAGTATTTCCCTCAGATCCTTGATTTTTAGAGGAGACTGCTTTCTTAGATAATTCATTTATAGTATAAAACGGTTTTTTATTATTTCCAATATATTGTAAACGATCCTTTGTATCTTCTATATCCAAATCTTTTTTTGTTTTTAAATTATCCTTTAATATATTCTCAACTTCCTCAGATATCTGACCAGACAAACAATGTCTTACTCTTGACCATCCCTCTTCATTATCAATATATTCTTTTGATGCTAAGTCAAGTTCATAAGCTTTATTTGTTGTTTCACCATCAGTAGGAATAGAAGTTATTTTATTAATAAAAAGATTATTATCAGAAGTAAAATCCAAACTATTTCCTTGATTATCAGTAAACTTTAAAAAAGTTTTTTCACCACCTTCAACTGGTAATCCCTCCACAACACCAACCTTACCTGACTTACTACCTCCAAATCTAGTTTTTTTTCTAGGTAAAGTATTACCAGTATCTGTAAAGATTACAGATGCTCTAACACTATCTTGCAAAATACTTTCCCAATATTGTAATCTAACTGTTCCACCTAATATACTAACACCAACATCAGCACTTTTTTTAGAAATAAGATCTAATCTTTGAATAAGAGAAGGCTCAGAAGATTTGCCAGGTATGTCTAACCCTTTTTGTTCGTTTCTAAAACTTGGTGTTCCTGGAATACTTCCACCTAAAATAGACATTTAATTTACTATCTCCTTACTTATATTTAACCACCTTCATAAAGGTTGGAATATGGATCTTCTCCTCCTCCACCTCCACCCAATACTAATGGAACAAAAGATTCTTTTTGTTCTTGATTTTGATTTGATTTAGAAGGAGAAGGAGCAACAACAACTACTTCTTCAGCACCATCTTCATAGGATGCATATCTTTCAATATCTTTTTGGAAATTTTTCTTTCTTGCATTAGAAGTTGGAACAATATTATTACCATTACCTTTTACTTGACCATATTGTTGTAACTTTTCTCTCTGTGATAAGTTGTGGAAATTAGTATATTCTTCCACAGAAACATCCTTTCCATTAATTACTCCCACTCCTCTTTCAAAATCAAAGTGAGCATTAACCTTTGAAGTAGAACTTATAGATGTATTAGTTTTATCTGATGGAATAATTTTCTTCTTACTTTGAACATCTCCTAATTTATTAACACCACCAAATAAATTTCCCTTACGATCAAGGTCTGTTAAATCACCCAACATAAAATCAATAGATCCCTTACCAATCCTTTGTCCTAATGAATCACCTCTCTTATCAAAATCAGTAAGTCCCATTGTAGCCCAATCGGTAAGACCAGCAACAACTCTTCCCAACCCTTTTGGTTTTTTATCTTTTTCCCCCTTCTCAGTTATTTTTTCTATCTTATGAACTTTCTCTCCAGATGGTTTACCCTTAAGAAGATCCTGAGTTGCTATCAAATCAGGTGTAGTTAAAAGAATACTTCCTTCTTTAATTGCAGCTTGACGACTCTTTGTTTTACCGTCCTTAGTATATCCCATAGCATCGGTTCCTTCTTTACCATAGATACTTCCAAATGCTCCTTTATCTTTAGCAAGTAATCCTAGAGAAAATGCATTTACAATTTCTCTAAACTGTTCTCGAATTCTTGCATCAAACTTAGCAAGATTTTCTCTTTGCTTTGCTTTACCTGCATCATCAAGAAAAGGATATCTTACCAACTCTATCAAGTATCTAAAAGGTGCTCCAATAATATCTAAAGTAGTACCAATAATTCCTGTAACAAAATTAAATCCTTTAATAATCTGAAGGATTCCCCAGTCTACTGCCTTTCTTGGGTCTGTCCACCACTTTTCTTTATACCTTTTAAACCATGCATCTTCTGCTTCCTGACCTTTCTTTTTAATCTGGAATGCACCTTCACCAAGACCAGATGCAAGAAGTCCAACACCTGCAACTATACCAGCAGCTGCTCCTGCTCCTATACCTCCTGCGGTTGCTCCTGCTCCACCTGCTGCTCCTCCTGCTGCTCCACCTGCTGCTCCACCTGCTGCCGTTGCTGCTGCTCCACCTGCTCCTCCTGCAAAAACACCTGCCATTATTGCAAATCCTGTTCCAATAGCAGCTACAGCCATTACCACTTTCTTTAATGTACCCATAACAGAATCAAATGCTTGAGCAGCATTTTCACCAAATAGATTTTTTATAACACCCCTTGTCCAATCATATGCTTTATATCCCCAATCAACAGCAGTTACCAATATATTAAGAGCAATTCCACCTAAGTAAACAACAAAATCTAAAAAACGTGCTAGACCTTTAAGCAATGGCATCAATTTAGGTAACCAATCAATCAACCTTACAGCTAACCATCCAAAAAGAACAGTCATAAAATATCTTTTTATTTGACCCCAAAAACTTGTAACTTGTTTAGGAAGAGGTAAATTAAATCTTTTTTTATCAAGTTTAGGAGCACCCTCTATTTCTTGCTCATCCTGTTTTCTTTCATCCTTTTCTTGCTGTTTTCGTTGATTCTTTTGTTGAGCCTTTTCTGCAGCAAGAGTTCCTTTTAATAACTTATCAATTTCTAAAACTTTTTCTTTAATAACCATTAAAGAACCAGACTTAGTTTGAGTTTCTGCTTTTGTAATAGAAGTTATTGGTGAAGATACTGGGACTATGTTACTCGAACCAGACTTAACAATCGCACCTCCTTTTTCCTTATTATCACCACCACCCATTAATTTTTCAGCCTTTACCTTTCCTACTTTAGGTTTTTTCTTTCTATTTAAAAGTTTCTTAGTAGCTACCTTTTTTACACCACTCTTTAATAAGGATTTTCCTAATGCTGCCCAAGCCATTATACACTAATCCCCAATACTCTTATTTTATCCACCGACCTCATTGCTATAGCACTAAATGATGGAATCTTTTTATTTCCTCCTCCTGCTGGTGGAGTAGAAGGAGTAGAATCCGTCAATTGATCTTGATAAGCAACTGTCACTTTTGGTTTCTTAGAAGATGGTTCTACACCCCATTTCTTATCCTTACCACCAAACATAGGATTAAATTGGAAATTACCTTTACCCCTCTTATCAAAATCAGTAACTCCCATCGTTGCCCAATCAGTTAATCCTCCTGCCATACGACGTATACCCCAATCCTTTGGACTTCCTTCTGGATTTTGCTTATCAAAGTCCCACATACCCATTGTAGCAAAATCCAATGCTCCACCAATACCACGTTTAATTCCCATTCCAGATTGCTTCTCACCCCTCTTTGCTTGCTCATCAGCAGAACCCCATGCCTTATCTTTACCACCACTTATAGGATCAAATTGCAAATTACCCCTACCTCTCTTATCAAAATCAGTAAGTCCCATCGTTGCCCAATCGGTAAGACCACCCGCCATTCTACGCATACCCCAATCTTTTGGACTTCCTTTACGATTTCTCTTATCAAAGTCCCACATACCACCAGTCACAAAGTCTGCAGCACCACCAACCATACGTTTAAATCCACCACCTCGATTCCCATCAGAAACAGTAGTTTTACCTCCAAATGTTGAATAACCTTTCGTTTTAAGATTACCTTCTTTATCTGTATAAATGGCTTCTTCTGGAGTTCCACTCAATATCATTATTTTTTTCCTTACTTCATTAGCCTCAGGTGAATTATAACCATATGTAGTTATTGCATCAAACTTTGCACTCTCTAATTTTAATCTCTGCTGCGCTTTCTCAGCATTTGATTGACTCATATTACCAGATACTACTTTACCTCCTTGCATAGTAGCACTCTCACTGTTACTAAGAACCCTTCCACCTTCATTATATCTACCCATTGTTGGTTTATTAGTTCCACCTGCAGCAGCATTCATACCTTCTAGAGTATCAAGACCAAACTTATTTACAGCACCCTTTGTCATAACAAACTCACCAGGAGTTAGCATTGCAGGAACCGTATCAGTATTGCCACTTCCAGGAACTTCTCCACCTTTATTCATTTCCTTTGGTTTTATTTCACCAAAGAACCCATACCTTTTTTCTGTTCCTGTGTCTAATTTTTGAATCTGTTCTTTTCTTTCTTGATCCGCTCCTGTTAAAAAATCACCAGCTTTCTGTAATGGACTTCTATTCTCCTGTTGCTCTTTTATTATATTAGAAGTTTCTTCTGCCCCAACTTCTTTTACAGATTGATCAACCTTTTGATCAGTTTTATTTTTTCTAGTACTTATAATTGCTGCTGTTCCAAGTAATGCAAGGGCAGCTAGTCCCCACGGACCCATTGCTACTGCAGCTGATATAAGAGCGGGAATAACAGTTCCTACAAGAGTAGTAGCAAATCCAATCAAAGTAGATATAAATCCCGTTGCAAAACCGACCAACCCTGTTCCAAATACAAGATATGCACCCAATAAAAGTGGCCACCAATCCTTTAAAAATCTAAAAATACTTTTAATTTTATCTTGATTTGCTGGATTTCCAACCCAATCTACAAGTTTAAATAATACTCTTCCAAGAAATATTTTAGTAATAAATCCTAATATTTTACTCCAAATATCTGCGAATGGACCAAGAACTTTACCTGCTATTTTTGAAACACCTTTCCATACACCCTTTGCACCTTCTAGTAATTTTTCTTTTGATGCCCTTTTTGTCTTTTCCTTTTCTTTTCTTTGTTTCTCCGTCTTTTTCTTATTAAACTTTCTATCACTTCTTAAGGTTTCAATTATAGAATTGAGACCATCAATGATAGGATTGAATGATTGATTATCTGAATCTTCTGTTTGTTTTTCTTCTGGTTTTAAATTATCAAGTCTCTTCTCATTTGCCAACACTCTACCACGAGTATCTCTCAAAATACGGGCTAATCTACCAGTATTACTTTCTTTACCCTTTTCACCAACATCTTTTCTATTAAGAAGTTTGCTTGTAGATACTTTCTTTTTTACTATTTGGGATTTTGCCCTTCTATTATCTCTTACTCTTTTAACTTCTTTTTGTAGGATAGGTATTCTTCTATCACTTGGATTAGAAATTGTAAGTGAATTAGTAGCCTCCATCAATGCACGTAGATAATCCATATCACTATCCACGTCCATCAAATCAATATCAAGATCTGATAGTATTTTTAAAATTGGTGGGCTAATAACTGCCATTACCTTGTTGTTGTTGCTTTAACTTTTCGTCTTCAAGATGTTGCTGAAGTAAAGATACATAGATGTCTCGTTCCCAAGGCATCATATTTTCTATCTCTGTCAATCTATATTTATGGTACTGCATCAAGGCAAAATTAAGTCTGAAATAACTCTCCAGACTCATATGCAGTAGGGCTATGCGAAAAAACTTGCCAGTCCCTCCAATACGACATCACTTTCAACCTTTGTTTTGGGATTAGTAACTTTAATAGTATGTGATAATTTAGGCATCGTTTCAAAAAACTTTTCAATCTCTTTGAATTGAGAAGAATTCATTTGTTCTAAGAAATCTTTCATTTCTTTCTTAGTACAATCAGCAGCAGCCCATACTTCATCTTCAGTATAAACTTTATCAATACAAGATGCAATTAAATCAAAAGATTGTTCCATTGCATTTTTCTCATTAAAATCAAAGTTATTCTTAATAAATTCATCCAAAGATGGATATTTTAACTCCATCATTATGCTAGAATCAATTTTTATTTTATTTGAATGATCTTCACTCTTTTCAACCTTAATTTCATCCAAATTAATTGTAACTGGAACTTCAGTTGTTTCATCATCAGGACATATAATATTAACTTCAAGTTCTTCTCCAACAGATTTTCCACGAATATTTAAAAATAGATATTCAATATCAAAAGTAGGAAGTCTTTCTACTTTGATTCCTTTAGTAATAATACAATTCTTAAGAACGGCTTTAATTGCAGTTGTAATCTGTTTATTATCTTCACTTTCTAAAGCAATTACAAGAACCTTTTCTTCTTTTACGAGAAATGGTCTATATTGTATAGATGCTCCTGTCGAGGGTAACTCCAACTCATAGGTCGGAGTTGCAATTTTTGGTAAAGGCATAATGTCCTAATAACAAGTCGTATATTTATATATAAGGGTTATTTAAGAGTTATTATTCTATCCACTCAAATTTTCTATGTAATATCGAACATAAGTGAAAGAAACTGTACATTTTAATACAGAAGATGAATCATATGAAACAGGCATTGATGATATTGTTATTGGATATGCATTTACAAATTTATAAGTTAAATTATTTTTACCTGTTTGTGTTTTAAGTTTGGTATTTTGATTTCTTGAAGGATCAGATGGATCAGGAACATTATCTATAGTATAATGCAGTGTATCCCTTTCAAACTTTCTAACTGTTAATCCTTGTTGTAGCATATATCCACTATCACCTTGAGGATATCTCATTCTGTAAAAATAATTACTATCTTGTTTCTGAATTGGAGCATTAGGAATTTGCACTCCATCTTCAGATGCACCAGTAATATAATCTATCCATTCTTCAAAAAACTTAATTGGACTATATCTTCCTCCATCAACATTAAAAGTTAAATCTATTCTATCATCAAAAATTCTTCTATGAGCAAATCTTTCTGTAACACCAGTACGATCATTATTAGTCTCAAATGTTGCTAAATTAGATCCTGGCAAAACTGCTTCTGAGCACAATAAATTAATTCTATCACCCATTTCATCTTTCCATTTTGCTTGAAGAGGTGGTATGGTGCTAGGTATAGCAACCTCAACCTCAAAATAAGACGTAAGAGAGGGTCTTAAAAACTTTGATTTAATGTCAGCTACTGTAACTCTACTTGGCATTTTATAAATACTTTTTGACCTTATATATTATGTATATGAGATAATGGGAGAAAGTATTAAAAGTCTATTTAAACCCACGAAACCCAAGAAATATAAAGGCGATGTAAGTAATATTATTTGTCGTAGTTCATGGGAAAGACGATTTTGTAATTGGTGTGATTTGAATGAAAGTATTTTAGAATGGGGAAGTGAAGAGTTTTGGATACCTTACCGTGCTCCTGATGGTAGAGTCCGTAGATACTTTCCAGATTTCATCATCAAAGTTAAAGAAAATACAGGGAAATTAAAAACATATGTAATTGAAGTAAAACCCCTTAAACAGACCAAAGAACCCAAAAAGAGGAAAAGAGTGACAAAATCCTATCTCTACGAATGTCAGACATATGCTGTAAATCAGGCAAAATGGAAAGCAGCAGATGAATGGTGTAAAGACCGAAAAATTGAATTTAAAATTATAACCGAAAGAGAACTAGGTATAAGATAATGACAGATTCATTCGGATTTAATGGTGAAGATAGATATGCAAATCGCATAGAACCCATAAGAGAAGAATTAGCAGCAGCAGTTAATGATCCTGAAGAAATGATGATGATCATTATGGAAGCATTAAATGATACTGTAACTCCTATACCTGAAGTAGGAAAATACTATACCTTTATATACAATGCAAAAACTCCTGATATTACCTATGACCAACATCCACTAATTGCTTGCACAGATTTACAAGCATGGGGATTTAAGGGACTTAACTTTCATTGGAGACAATCTCGTAATTATACATGGGAAGAACTAGCAGGACAACTGTATATTGTGGATTATAATGAACTAGATGACCTTCTCAACTTTCCTTATGGAAAATTCATCCTAAATAAATAAAAACCATGTTATAATGGCAGTAACTAGCAAAACAAGTCCAGTAACTTCAGGAAAAGAAATTATATACACAGCCACTAAAGTGACTGGTCCTAATGGAAGTCCGCCAGAATATACTACAGAAATTATAAAATATGATAGTGCAGATGGAAGCAATCCTCGGACCATTGCAACAACAGATAAAGATGGAAAAACACAATGGACAAGTAATGCTTCTGATGAGGATAAAAAAGCTGCAGATAATATAAGAAAAGCAAGTAGAGATCAAGTTACTTCAATTACAGATGATGTTACCAAAAACGCAGAACAAAAAGAAGCATTAAATAAAGCATCTAATAATACAAATAAAGCTATTGCAGAACAAAATGTAAAAGATCAACAAAAATATTTTGATGATGCTAAGAATTCAGATCCAGAACCAGGAACAAGAGAAGAGGCATTTGGTCACCATATATTTCCAGAATCCCTTAGAATTGATGGAGGAGGTCAAGACTTCTTAAAAATAGATATAATGAAATATCAACCAAGAGAATTAAACAAAGCAAATGGAACAGGTCTCGCATTAAAAGATCTAGGATTTAAGGATAGAGATGTAAATAGAAAATCTATAGGAGCTGTTATACTCCCTATTCCTGGAGGTATTAGAGATAATCAACAAGTTTCATGGTCAAATGATAAAATGACTGCAGTACAACTAGCAGCATCTGATATTGCATTATCCACGATTTCAGGAGGAGTTGGAGCAGGTATAGATCGTACTCAAGATTTCTTAGGAAGAGGACAATCAAATATTAGTGACATAAAAAAAGCTCTTACTGCAAATATTGCAGGTGCTGCTGCTGGAGCAAACAGATTATTAACTAGAACTACTGGGGCAATTATGAATCCTAATATGGAATTACTCTTTGATTCCCCTCAGATGAGAAATTTTACTTTTAGTTTCATATTAGCACCTAGAAGTCAAAAAGAAGCAAAAACTATCATAAAAATAATAAGATTCTTTAAACAAGGAATGGCTCCAATTAGAAGTAAATCAAGACTATTTCTTCGTTCTCCTCATACATTTAGATTAGCATATAAACATAGAGCAAAAAAACAAGAAACAACTGCAGATCAAAATAATCCTAGCACAGATCACAAATATTTAAATAAATTTAAAGAATGTGCAATGAATGGGTTTGGAGTTGATTATACACCCAACGGACAATACTCAACATATGAAGATGGTGTAATGACTGCATATCAAGTAACAATGAATTTTCAAGAAATTGCTCCCATATATAATGATGATTATGGTGCTGACGAAACTACATTTACAACCAACACAGATCCAGAAATAGGTTTCTAAAATGTCCAATTATTTTAATTTAGTTCCTGATTTTGAATATGTTAGCAGATTACCTGATGCTAAAATATCTGACTATATTACAGTAAAAAACCTCTTTAGAAGAGTTATTTTAAGAGAAGATATTTTCTCAAATTTAACATTCTTCACAAAATACTCCATTAAAGGTGATGATAGACCTGATAATGTTGCTAATAAGATATATTCCGATTCTACCTTAGATTGGTTAATTCTTCTTGCAAACAATATTACTCATATTCCGTCAGAATGGCCAATGACGCAAAATGACTTTGATAGGTTCCTTTTGAAAAAATATGATAATGATTATGAGAAATTATATAACGAAGTACACCATCATGAGACTATTGAAGTAAAAGATAGTAATGATGTAACTATAGTTCCTGCTGGTTTAGAGGTAAGTTCTGATTTCACCCAAACATACTATGATTACTTTATTGGTGGAATGACAACAGCAAACAATATTACCAGACCAGTCACAAACTACCAATATGAAGAAAAAATAGAAAATGATAAAAGACAAATTTATGTCTTAAAGACAGAATACATAAGTGTTGTATTAGATGACATAGAAGATATTATGCCATATAAAAAAGGATCTACTGAGTTCCTCAGTAAATCCCTTAAAAGAGCTGAAAATATCAGACTATATCAATAATCAAAAAAGTAATAGGGCAAAAAATTTGGGGGGATTTTTTTGCGACTTTTTTGGAATTAAAAGTCGATTTTCCCCTGAGAGAATCACTCTTCTGCTAACTTCTGAAAGTATGACAGTGCATCATCCTCATCACTGGATGAAGAGACAGCAGCAGTCACGGTTTCTTGTGCCTTACGTGCATTGAAGTCTGGTGTATAAGAACCACGAGTGTTGTCCTCATCAACCACGTCCTCATCTACACGACGTGCAGGAGGTCTTTGTCCTAAAACATATGTAAGACGCTTCTGAAGATCCTCATAAGATTTAAACTGATCAGGAGCAGTAACAGCAGCAAGAGAATACTGCTTCTTCCAAATTGCTTCTAACGCATCGTCATCTTCAAGTAAAGGTGATGGTGCATCGAACTCTGACTTGTCATAGTTCCAATAACCATCCTTCTTGACGATCTTCAACTTGAAGTTTGCACCTTGCCAGAAGTCAAAAGGATTGATTGGAGTTTCATCCTCAAACTCAGGCTGCATTGCTTCCATAACCTTATCAAAGATCTTCTTACCAAACTTATAAAGGAAAACTTTTCCTTCATTAGTAGGATTAGTAGGATCTTTTACTACAAAGATATTTGCATAGTAAGAAAGCTTACGCTTCTGTCTACGAACTACATCTTTATCTGCTTCATTACCACTGTTCCAGAGTTCACGATTGTGCTCTGATACAGGATCCTTGCCACCAGTAGTGGTCAAAGAGTTTTCAATATACCATCCACCTGGTCCTTGAAATGCATGTGAATACATTTTTGCCCAAGGGA